GAATGGGTACCCGGTCTGATTCTGTTTGGCATCGGCGGCCTGTACCTGGCGGCGAACGCGGCATCGGTCAATCCCTCCTGACCTTTACCGTACACCCAATTTCAGAAACCTGACCCCTGAGGTTTTGATGAATCAGAAACTGATTGTCGGCTCAGCTCTCGCAGGCGCTCTCGAATTGGTCGGGCATTGGTTCCCGTGGCCGCAACCCCTTCACCGCGTTGGCGCATACGCCTACGGTGTCGCGGCCATTCTGACGGGTGTTGCGGTCGCAACCGACCGTAAGACCACTGGCAAAATGGCGGCCGTTTGCGCCGTCGCAGGTATTGCAACCGTCGCAGCCTACATCGTTGACTTTCACCTCAAGACACGACAGAGGCGGCGCATGTATGGGAGCAACGGCTGATCAAGCGTGTCAACTGGCTGTTCTTGACCGGTTGGCGGTTCTCACCGACCTGGACAATGACCTACAGGCAGTCATCACCAGGATTGCGAATCGAGCCTTGACTGACGCAGAGGGAGACGACGTAACGCTGCTGATTCAGTGCCGCGGTCACCTCCAGAGGTACCGGGCGATAGTCGCAGCGTGTCACAACGATTGTCGGAGGACAAAGCCCTGACGGTTGGCAACCCAACGAGACCTATCACACGAACAAAATGAAAGGAAACCTGACCATGACTACTTATGACGATCCCCTTGAGAGTGCTGAAAACCCAGAAGTCCAACTTCCGCGCTACTACGGGCAGGCGGTTGTCGACGCGTATTTCTGCGTGCTCGAAAAGGGCGTTGGCAAGAAGCCCTTCGATCCGGAGCAGCACACCCTAGACAAGCGGCTGACCGCGATCAAGCTGGGCATCATCCCGCTGCCCGAACAGAACGTGACGAAGGACATCTTCCGCGAGTACATCGCGGAGTTCGGGGCGTGGCCGAAGATCACCCTCCCGTCGCTCAAGGCGCTCGGGCTGACGGTGAAGAGCCTCAACAACGCGTGGGTGTGCCTGGAACTGGCGTCTGAGGGGCGCACGTACACCTCGAAGGAAGGCGAGGTGCGCGAGTCCCTGACTTTCAAGGTTACGGCGCACTACCCTGACCAGGCGGCTTGCCGGGCGGCATACCTGAACCAGTCCGTCACGAGCGGGCAGGAACCGGCTGCGCCGTGGAACGGGCAGACCCCGGCTCCCACGCCGACGAATGGCAACGGGCACAACGGCAACGGGAACGGCGCGAACCCGAAGGAGCGCGAGACCGCGTTCAAGTTTGTGGAAACCCTGATTGCTCAGACCGGCGGCGACGAAAAGGCGCTCGCGGCGCGCATCGCGGGGATGCCGATGATTGCGAAGTACTGGACGGTCGACGCGGCAGAGGTCCGGGCGGCATTGGACAACTACCACTTCGCGCAGCTCTCGAAGGCGGGTTGAGATGAGCAGACCGACGCGGATTTCGGAAGACGAGGCGCTCGCGAAGTTTCTGGTTGTTGCGGTGAAGGTCTCTGAAGTGACCGTTGACGCGCGAGACATTCTCGAATACGTCGCGGAGAACTTCGACCCTGAAGACGTTTTCGACACCGAAGCCCTCGAAGCGTGGGCAGAGCACAACGGCTACACAAAGGCGGGTTGAGATGGCGCACACGTTCGCTCTGAAACAGTTCATCTATGACGCCTACCAGAAGAACGGGCGGCGCATCATCCGGCGACGGTACTTGACCGTCGATACCGGACTGACGTTTCAGACGGCAAAGGCGCGTCAGAAACAGGAACGCACTTTGCAGATTGTGCCGGAAGGACCGGCGAAGGCGGGCTAAACCAGGTCTCACGGTAACGAGCAAACCCGCCTCGAAAGGGGCGGGTTAGTGACAGGGACAAGCTACCCATGAGCGTATGCCGATATCCCGATACATCCAAGCCCTACGACCCTACGGGGTGAATCAGCCTGGCGACCGGGTTATGACCGTAGTGCTGACACGGCAACGGCTACGGAGGGCGAAGTCAAACGAGTAGGGTGAGATTCTGAGGTGTCGCAAATCGGGCGACCCTGACGGCGCTCTGTGAGGTAGCAATCTTCGAGAGGTGACACATGCTTGGTTGGCTTTTACGGCTGTCGTTTATGCCGCGCTGGATTGGGCGCACGAAGTGGTTCAAGCGGCGCTATTGCCTGTGCGGACAACAGGCGCAACAGCGGGCGCTCAAGCAGGGCCGGCGCATTACCGGGCGCATCTGGCAGTAAAACATCGGGCGGCGGCGCAGGCGGTTCAACTCCGCATGACGACAGGGGGGCTGGCGCTACTTAGGAAGTCGGTGCAAGTCCGACCCGCCCGAATGACCGGAGAGACTACCGCTCAGTAAGAGGGAAGACGGGCCAATTCAAGCGGCATTGCTTATCCGTAACGAGGACGTAAGACCGGCTCGCCAATTGGCCCGTCCCCCCTCTTACTGAGCGACAAGACGAGGATCACATGACCCTATCAGCCGTAATGATCGACCAACGCGAACCACAGTGGGTGCAAGACCTGACGTTCGGCGGCGTGCCAACGTCGGTTACCCTGCTTGAGTTTGGCGACGTGTGGGGCAGCACAGACGACGGCGCGCTCATTGCTATCGAGCGCAAGACCTCAGATGACCTCTTGGGTTCCCTCAAAGACGGCCGACTCTTTACCCAGCTTGCCGGCCTGCGCGGGCTATCCGAGTACGCGTACCTCGTCATTTGCGGAACGCTCGTCAAGGGACCGGACGGCAAGACGATCACCGACCGCGGCGTTACCGGCTGGAACTATCAGGCGGTCCAATCGGCCATTCTGACGGCGCAAGAATTGGGGGTGTACGTGATCTACACCTCTGACGAGCATTTTGAGGCAACGGTCGCGGGGCTGGGCAAGCGCAACCGGGGCGAAATCCGCGAGAAACCGGCGCGCAAGTTCGTCATGTTGGACCCCGGTGAACAGATGCTCGCGGCGCTCCCTGGCATCGGGCTCGAACGCGTCGACGCGCTTATGAACGTCTATACCTCCCCGGCATTTGCGCTCTGCGCAATCACTGACACGAGCCTGACGCAAGAGCGCGTGCCCGGCATTGGGCCCCTGACGAAGCAGAACGTCCGTAAGGTGTTGGGCATCCCTGACGGGTATGACCTGGTGCTCGCGGACCAACAAACTATTCTCGAAGCGAAAGGGACGAACGGCAATGGTCACCACAACTAGTCTGGCGCTTTCAGGCGCGCGGGAGTTGACCCCCTCCCACTGGCAGATGTTCCGCGAAATGGCGCCGGTTATGCACCGGTCGCGCCTGTTCGGGGTGTCGTCTGAAGAGGCAACCGTCGCGATCATGCTCAAGGGGTACGAGCTGGGCTTGAGCATCACGGCAAGCTTTGAGTTTGTGCAAGTGATCGAAGGGAAGCCGACTCTCTCCCCGCGTGGCGCCCTGGCGCTCTTGCACAACTCCCCGGAAATCGAGCTGATTGAAGTCAAGCGCCTGGAGAACAACAACGCGTTCGTCGGCTACCAGTGCCACATGAAGCGGCGCAATGGTTTCGAGTTTACGAGCCGCTTCACCCTGGATGATGCGCGGCGGGCGGGGCTGATTAAGGCGCGCGGCGCGTGGGAGGCGTACCCGGAGAATATGTGCCTCTGGCGCGCGATCGGGTTTGCGGCCGACATGGTTGCGCCGGATATCACGGCGGGCATGACGGCGCTCATGAAAATGCCGGAACAGTACGGCGTGGGTCTCTCGGAGGCGGGCGACGTGATTGACATTACCCCGACTCCCGCGCCGGTTTCGGCGGCGACTCCAACCCCTGCGCCTGCGCCGGTTCCGGCGATCACCCTTGACGAGCTGCTCGAGCGTTGGACGGCGGAACAAATCCTCGTTGCCAACGAGGGCAAGATTCCGGGCACAGATGACGAGCTGCGCGCGGTCGCGGCGAAGCTGGGGGCGGCATGAGCGCGTTTGATGATGGTATTGCAGTCCTGAGGATCGCAGCCGCGGCGGGCAACCGCCCGGCAAAAGCAGTGCTTGACGAACTTGACTTTCGGGAGACCCGCATTGCGACTCTTCACGAAGCCGTCGAAGCGATGCGGCAATCGTCGGAAGTCAAAGCCGTGTCGTCTGGCGTGTTTTGCGGTGACTTTGTGCCGGGCGTGACACGGGCAACGGCAATCAGGCAGGTGTCGTCATGATCGACCATCTCTCTTACTCATCTATCTCTGCATACCTGGACTGCCCTGAGGCGTGGCGGCGCAAGTACATCGCGAAGGAGCCGACGGTGAGCACCCCGGCGCTTGCGTTCGGGTCCGCCTTTCACGGCGCAATCGAAACGCAGTTGACGAACGGGCAAAGGGCCGTCGACGCATGGCCGGCGGCCTGGACAGCGGCGCTTGAGCGCGGCGCGGTGGATTGGGGTTTCGACACCCCCGAGACGCATTACAACGAGGGCATCCGGCTGCTCAGTAATGCGGGGGTGTCGGCGGCGATTGACGGGCTTGCGGCGCGCGGTGACGAAACCGGGCCGATGGTTGAACGCAAGGTGACGTTGAACGTTCCCGGCGTGCCGGTTCCTGTGATCGGTTATATCGACTTCATCGCGCGCGACGGCGTGCCTTGTGACCTCAAGACCTCCTCGCGCGCATGGTCTGAGGCGAAGGCGACTGACTCGCTTCAAGGGCTGTTTTACCTCGCAGCCTTGAATCAGGCGGGTCAGAATTTCCACGGTTGGCGGTTTCGCCATGTCGTCTTCGTGAAGACGAAGGAACCGAAGGTACAGGTACTGGAGAACGTCCACAAACCGGCGGAACTGTTCTTCCTCTTCCGCGTGGTCGCGGAGGTCTGGAGGGGTATCGAGCGCGAGGTGTTCCCGCTGAATCCGGGTAGCTGGAAATGCGGGCCGGTGTTCTGCGACTTTTGGGCGGGGTGTCGGGGGAAGTATGCCTGAGACTCTCGCGCTCGTGATTCTCGCATTTGCAGCCGGTTACATGACCCGCCCGCGCCTGTCGCAGTTCTGGTACTGGAACCGGCCTGTAAGGTGTCCTGAATGCGGGAAGTGGTTCCGGTACAAGCGCACAGTCAGTGTTCAACATCGTATCGCCGGGTTCACGAACATCTGCGACGCGTGCTACCGGGCGTTGTACCGACCATCGGAGAAGGCGAAATGAGCACCCTCACTCTGGACAACGGCGCGCTAGTCTGGCAGACGGGCTACAACCCGGCGCTTGTGGCGGACTTCAAGACCCGCATTCCTCCGTCAGATCGACAATGGGATGCGGCTCGCAAGGCATGGCGCGTTGCGCCACAACACGGTCAAACCCTTGCCCTACTTACTGAGCAACATCTTGGCGAACGGATCACCGTACCCGCAATCGGGCAGACGGTCAACCAGACGCAAACGCGCATCCTCGAAGTCCGGTACATCGGCGCGACGAAGGACCGGGGCGGCGACGAACGTAGCGCATTCGGGTACGTCAACGGCGCGTGGTCTGTCATCTTCCCTGAGGCGGTCTTGCGCGAGTGGTTTGACGCACCGGCGCGACCTGACGAGGAAACGACGCTGTACCAGGTCCTAGGGGTCCGCAAGGACGTTTGCGGCGCGGACCTCAAGGCGGCGTACCGGCGGCTTTCCCGGCAATGGCATCCTGACGTTTGCTCAGAGCCCGGCGCGTCTGAGGTGTTCATGCGGATCAAAGACGCCTATGACCTGCTCAGTGACCCGTCCAAGCGGGCGCGCTATGACGCGGGGCTCGTGTTGGCTGCGAGCATCCATGGGCAGAATGAGCCGGTCGGCCTTCTGAATGCCTTTATGCCGCTCTTCACCTATCGCTCTCCCCTACGTTGTGGGTTGCTCATGTGCGACGGACAAGAGCGCCTTGCGCGGTTCCTCGTCTCGAAGATTCTCGCATGGCAGGATATCGAGGATTCAGCCGGGCGCGTCCTGTCCGTCAGTTGGCCGGTTGGGTCTGATAAACCCGTGGAGGTGTGGGCATGAGTGACAAGTCAAAGTATGAAAACGAGGTATGTCCGTTTTGTGAACTGCCGATAGCGAATGATGAGCAAGAGGCGGAATACGAACGGCGCCTCAAAGCGGCCGACGACAACGACAACGATCCCGACCTCTGCGCGTGGGCTGCCAACGTATGTTGGTACGGTTGGGCGCAACCCGGCGAATGCAGAAATGGCATGAGTCTGGAAGGCAGGCTGATCGAGGTGCTCGAAAAACGGGATACGTGGCAGGCGCGTGTCGCGGAGTTAGAGGCGGGCTACGCCACTATCGCACACATTTTGCGCGTTACAGAGGCAAGCACAATTGCGATAGTGCGAGTTGGCGAAGTCGTCAATCGCATGGTGGCAAAATGAGCGCCGATGATCACATCTTCAACCTCATCATGACCCTCTCCCGTGACGGTCTCCGCATCCTGTGCGCGGTGCTCTGGGAGGGGCTCAAAACCCGCATGACGACCAACGAGACGCCCGACACATGGGCGCACGCTATTGAGCGCCTGGCGCTCGCGAAAGGGGCGAAATGAACACGGCGATCATTCCAGGTTCCATCGGCGCGATTGCCAAGCGTGAGGGTATCTCCCTCGCAGAGTCGTTCGTGTCGGCCGACGTGGTTGCGCTTGTCGACGTGTCCGGGTCTATGGACGCCGGCGATTCGCGCGGCGGGCTGTCCAGGTACGACGTGGCCTGCGAGGAACTGGCGAACCTCCAGAACACCAACCCCGGCAAGGTCGCAATTCTGGCGTTCTCGCATGAAACGATCTTCTGTCCGTCTGGGCAGCCTCCGCGCCTGTTTGGGTCTACCAACCTCGCGGGCGCGCTCGCATTTGCCCGTGTCGCCGACACCGGCGACATGCGGTTTGTGATCATTTCTGACGGCCAACCGGACGACGCAGAGGCGGCCATGTCGGAGGCACGCAAGTATCGCGGACGGATAGACGTTGTGTACGTCGGGCCTGAGTACTCCCCGACCGGCCGCGACTTCCTGTCTCGTCTTGCCGCGGCGCGCGGAGGTGTCACTGTGACGGCAGACAAGGCGCAACAGTTGGCCGCGCAAACGCAGCGTCTGCTACTGAGCGCATGACCATGCCAACCGCGCAGCTTTTGACCGGCAACAATTACGAGGTCTTGCAGACCTTACCGGCGGGAAGTGTCCATTGCGTAGTCACCTCTCCCCCGTATTTTGGTCTGCGCGATTACGGGGTTGCTGGTCAAATCGGTCTCGAGCCGACCCCTGAGGAATACGTTTCGCGTCTCGTCTCTGTGTTCAACCAGGTACGGCGCGTCTTGCGAGACGACGGTACGCTCTGGTTGAACCTTGGAGATAGTTACGCGGGAGGGGGTGTACATGCCGCGCATCATGCCAACCCCGGAATCAGTCAAGCGGCAAGGCGCGGCGCGGACGTTGAGACACCGGTTCCTGACGGTCTCAAACCAAAAGACCTTATCGGTATCCCCTGGAGGGTTGCGTTCGCTCTGCAATCTGACGGTTGGTATCTGCGCTCTGACATTATTTGGGCGAAACCAAACCCCATGCCGGAAAGCGTAACCGACCGGCCGACAAAGGCGCATGAGTACGTGTTCCTCATGAGCAAGCGGGCGCGGTATTTCTATGACACAGAAGCAATCAAGGAAACGAGCATAACCCCGGCCGGTGAGACATGGGAAGAGAGAAAGGCAAAAGGGGCAAAAAGCGGTTGGCGCGAAACGGGGAGATTCGACATAGAAAGCGGGCGGACGTTTACGAACTTGGGGCGCGGCGGTTTTCGCAACGCTAGAACTATTTGGGAAATCGCAACGGAACCTTACCCCGGCGCTCATTTCGCGGTTTTCCCCTCGAACCTCGTCAAGCCTTGCATTCTGGCGGGTACGTCGTCTCATGGCGTCTGCGAGGTCTGCGGCGCGCCATGGGAGAGGGTAATCGAGAAACCCGACATGACCGACCGGCCGCGCCGGTCGGAAGATGCGAAATACCAACAAAACGAATGGACCGGAGTAACAAGCGCGGGGCAAGCGTACCAGGAATGGCGCAACGCTAACCCCAACGTAACGGTCGGCTGGCGCGCCACCTGTGACCACAACGCGCCGGCAGTACCGGCAACCGTCCTCGATCCGTTCTCAGGGTCTGGTACGACGGCCGCGGTTGCGCTCTCCCTTGGGCGCAATGCGGTCGGTATCGAGTTGAACCCGACTTATACCCGCCTCGCAGAGCGACGGGTCGCGGAAGTAACCCCGGCTTTGTTTGGACTGTAAGGAAAGTGACTATGCGTGTTCTCTCTTTGGGTTGGGGGGTCCAAAGTTTCACCCTCGCGGCAATGGCCGCGTTGGGCGAAATCGAGCCTCTTGACGCGGCCATTCATGCCGATACGACGCATGAGCGCAGTACGACTTATGCGTTTGCGGAGAAATGGACCCCCTGGTTGGAGGCGCGAGGGGTACGGGTTGTCAGAGTCTATAACCCCCAACCGGCGCCTGAGTTAATGTCGTTCAAGACGGACATTCCGGCATATACCGCAACCTCTGACAGTGGAGGGCAGCTCAAACGGCAATGTACCGGCGATTGGAAGATTGCGCCTATCAAGCGTTGGTTACAGGCGCACCGCAACGGTCAACCCGTTACCCAATTATTGGGTATCAGTCGCGACGAATGGCATAGGGCCAAAGATTCCGGCGTGAAGTACATAACCCACGTTTGGCCGTTGCTCGAAAAGAACATGAGCCGCGCCGATTGTCTCGCATGGCTCGAGCGTAACGGTCTCGAGGTTCCGGGCAAGAGCGCCTGCGTGTTCTGTCCATATCACAATAGGCGCGCTTGGCAGGATATGAAACGGGAGGGAGGCGCCGATTGGCAAAAGGCGGTTGCGGTTGACGAGGCAATACGCAAGGTGAGACCGCCTTATGACTTGTTCGTTCATTCCTCCCGTATCGCTCTGGTTGACGTTGACCTGAGTACGCCTGAAGACAACGGACAGTTGCGGTTGTTCAACGAGGAATGCGACTCGGGGTATTGCTGGCTATAACTCGGAGCATAGCGGCACTTGAAGAGAACTACATTGTCGCTATGCGTCATTGTACTTTTTGGGCAAAAACTACATTCGGCAACGGCACTTACCCTCCGGGGAGAGGGTAACTTGTTCTTAGGGGCTTTATGAACTGTCCCGAATGCCATAGGTTTATGGGGCTAGAGCACTATGACCCCGAAGGGCCGACCGGCGCAGCTTACGGTTGGTTCTGCGGAAATGATTGGTGCATCCAGCACGACGATCCGAACGGCATCGAAGATCATCGGTATGACTGGCTGGCGTATGGCCTATCTGATGACCAGCTTGCAGAGGTCAAAGAGGAGGATGGTGAGTTTTACAAAGAACTAGCCGCGGAACAGGCGGCCATGCGTAGAGCTTACGAATCAACGAAACGCCCGAAGCGTTTGCGCCTCGGACGGTAACGGCACTTGCCAACCCTGCGCTCAGTAATAGGGGGGGGTCTATGTCCAACCAGACAGACAAACTCATTGACGGTCTGACAATGGCCGCGGTCCTAGACGGCAGCGCGTACACGGAAGACGTACAGAATTGGCGCTCGAGCCTCGCGGCCGAAATTGCCAAACTGGAGGCGGTCAACTCCCCTCTTACTGAGCGCGTACGGCGCCTTGAGAGTCTCTTGTACCAGGTCTCGCAGACCGCAACGCACGAGGTCTTGTTTGATCCGGCCGGGCCCAAGCACGTCAAGGCAATTCCAATGGATCTGTTCCGCGACATTCAGGCGGCGGTCGCGAAACAGGAAAAGGAAGAGTGGATACGGCGTTCTGAGTTGTGGGAACGCAACGACAACGCATGGGGGTTTGTAGCATGAACGACACTCTCAGAAAACTGTTTGCCGACTACACCGGCGCCTGCGTCAAGTACGGCGCGACGGATTGCGGGTCGGACGCGGAAGCCGCGGCAAGCGAGGCTATGACCCGGCTGGGCAAGGAACTTTGGGCGGCGCTTGAAAGCGTACCGGCCGACAACCCAACCCCTGAGGTACAACGATGATTCAACCCGACACCTATCAACTCAAGGTTGTCTTCGAGCAGCCGATTCTTGGCTCACAGCCGTCGCGCGATGTGGCTTCGGTGTACCTCGCGCAGCGGAATGGGTTTTCTCTCCCTGAAGACGAAATCGAGACCCTCCCTGACGCGCTGGACAAGGGCACGACGGTCTTTCACAAGGACGGGCAGGGCCGGCCGGTCCTGTGGGACTACCAGTTGAAGGGGATGCTCAAGGCGGCTGCGCAAGTCTTGAACGGCAAAGACGGCGTGCGCGCTCTGAAGAGCAAGGTCAACAACCTCGTCTTCATTTCTCCGCGGGTCTTGACCCTCCAACCGCCCGAGACCGGGCAGGATATCCGCGAGCTGATGGATTACCTGGAACGACCGTTGCGCGCCGAAACCGCGCAGGGGCCGCGGGTCGCGCTCGCGCGGTCGGAAATGTTGCCTGAGGGCGTGTGGTTCCGGTGCGGCCTGACGATCTACCCCGGCGACGTGTCAGAGGCGGTCTTGACCGACCTGCTTGACTACGGGTTTTACAGCGGGCTCGGACAGTGGCGCAACGGCGGGTGGGGCCGATTCCGGTACGAGCTGCAGTGCGAAAAGTAACGGTTAGGTTAAGCGCGGCATAACGTCGTCAGGGTTACGCAATGTAATGAAGCGAGATGTGGGGGCAGGGAGTTGAGTTGATCGGCAAAGCAAAAGGTACGGTAGAGCAGGGATCGGCAATGTTGGGTTATGGCGGGGCTGGGCAGGGAATGGTTGAGAGACGAGCTGCGAAGAACGGTAACGGCAAAGCAAAGTCACGTTACGTCGGTCATGTTTGGCAATGGCGCTGCGAGGACGTGTCTAGGGTAGAGCGGCAACGGCGGAGCTGGTTAGAGAAAAGCAAAGCACAGCATCGCATAGGCAAGGTTGGGTAAGTTCAGGCTCGGCAAGGGTAAAAAGGAGATTCGTGGATGCGCTATTGCGCCAATTGTCAGGTGCGCGAGGGCACCCGCCATGTGACTGTTGAGGTTACCGTCTTTGGCGCGGCGGGCAACCGCAAGAAGTTCTCGCAGTTCTTCCTCTGCGATGTCTGCGAGACTTTGCAACGGCGGGTGCTAGCCCGCGACCCTGAGCAAACTAAACGTGTCGCTCGGCTGTTGTGTCAGGTTCCCGAACCGGTTAATTGAGAGGTTTGACGATGCCCCTTGTCTGTGGTACTATAGGTCTGCCTGCCAGGGCAACACACACGAGGGGCTTTTCTTTTGTTCGCGGTCAACGTGTAACTCACAACCGCATATCTCTGTTGTGCGCAAAGCCCCTCGTATATCGGCTTACGGCCCTTCGTGACCCTGGCAGGCACGTTGACCGCCCGATGTACGAGGGGCTTTGCGTTGCAAGGTGAGGTGCGGAATGTTGGTGTCATACAGCACTGAAGCACAACGGGTTTACGCCGCGAACGCGGTTAAAGGTCAACCGTACTATTGTCCTGAGTGCGGCGGTGAACTTGTTGTCAAACAAGGTCGGGTGAAAATATGGCATTTTGCTCATCTGAGACGCTCGCCTGAATGCAGTTCAGAAGGTGAAACGGTTGAACATCTCCAACTGAAAGAGTATTTGTACCGAACTCTTCACAATCAGGCATGGGTGACGCGATGTGAGTTGGAATACTCAATCCCTGGGATCAACCGGCGCGCCGATCTCTATTTAGAAGTTACTGGCACGCCAATCGCAATCGAATGCCAAGTTTCCCCTTTGACGGTTGAAAAACTCGGCTTAAAGTTAACGGACTACACTCAATACGGCATTCACACGATTTATGTTTTTCACGAATCCAAGTTTCCCAAACCAAACGAAGATAACGAAGCCATCATTCCTACCTGGATAAGAGAACTAGCTTTACTCCAGTTAAATCGTCTCTGTGTCTATTCACCTCGAACTGATTCATTCTCTCCTATCAATTTGATTCCAGTCCAACGCTATAGAGAACCCGCTTACGATTACGACGGAAACCCCGTTGGTGGCTACGACGAAACACTAATAGCAACCAAGCGACTTTCATATCAGCCACCCCTCCAATTCTTCAATATCGGCTTTACGACGGCGACCGCCGGACGGAAAACGGGCAATCTACTGTCCGGTAGATTCCTCATGGCCCATTTTATCGCGTGAAGGTAACTATGACTCCCCTTATCCTAACCGCAGCCGATGCGCTCGGAAAAATTGAACCAGTTGAGTGGCAGGTAGACCAACTTCTACCTACCGCGTCAGTCGCGCTGTTCTATGGAGCTCCCGGCTCAAAGAAAACCTATGCATCGCTCGACATGGCGCTATGCGTCTGCATGGGCAAGCCCTGGTTGGGGGAGTACAACACTAAGCAAGGGGCAGTTCTGATTATTGACGAGGAATCAGGACCCCGACGCCTGCTCAGGCGTATGGGCGAAGTGTTACGTGGTTATTGCGCCGATGAAACTACCCCAATCTATGCAACCTCACTCGAATCATTCAATTTTTGGGATAGCCGCGCCAAACATGGCCGACAAGCCCTGGAGGACACAATCATAATGACACAGGCTCGGGTTGTCATCATTGATGCTTTGGCCGACGTAATGCTCGGTGGCGATGAAAATACTGTGAAAGACTCACAGAAGGTATTTCATGCCTTGCGTAGTGTCGCAGAGTCGACTGGCGTAACAATCATCCTCATTCACCACAGCTTGAAAAACGGGAACGGCTATCGAGGCAGTTCCGCGATTTTCGGCGCGCTAGACGTGGCAATCGAGGTTGAATCAGAGCCGAATGAAATGCTTGTGAAATTTAAGACGGCAAAGGCACGCGATTCAGAACCGGTCGAATGGGCGGGAGAATGTCATTGGGGACCCGACGAATTCTGGATGAGCGGAATGCATCCTGTGTCTGGAAGCGGTATGAGGTACACAAAAGCGCAGAAGCTCATTCTGAACCATCTCGGCAAATGTCCAAACGGCGCAACAATTCAAGACCTGCGCACAGTCACAGGTTACGCCGATGGTACCCTGCGCAATGCCCTGACTGAACTCATGGCGAATGGCGTTGTTGTAAGCACGAATGTAAGCACCGTGGGCACAACCGTCATTTACACCATTGACCCACTTGGGTACGCGGCTAATCCACTGTGAGGGGGTCTCCTCACTCACTACCCCTTAAGGGGGTAGTGAGTAGTGAGGAGACGTATCCCGTATCACAGATTCACTTAAGTGATAGCTAGTGAGAAGTGGTGATACGATGTCGAACACAGTTCTTGAGGCCGGTCTACGTTGGCTCGAAATGGGAATTGCCGTTATCCCTATCGCGTTTCGCTCGAAACTTCCCGACACAAACGCGCTTAGATGGACCGGCAATGTGTCAGAACACCGGGCGTCTTGGGTTGAATTTCAAACGACGTTGACGACGCGCGCGCAACTCAAGGTTTGGACTTCAGGACCACGCGTCAACCTTGCCGTTGTCACCGGTTGGCAGGGTCTGGTTGTCTTGGATTTCGACACCCTTGACGCGTGGTCTATGTACACAGCATGGCTCGAGACTAACTCTCTCGCCAAGCTCGTGGCAGAGACGACATATCGCGTCTTTACGGGCCGGGGGGTCCACTTGTACGTTGCGGTCGCAGAGCCTGTCAGAAACGGCCATGTTGGGGTTATTGATATCAAAGCGGCCGGCGGGTATGTTCTGACGCCTCCCAGCGTACACCCGTCAGGGCGCGTTTACTCTCCCGTCGACCCATGCGCGCCAGTCTGTCAGGTTGAGCGCCTCGAGGACATATTCCCCCTGAGGATTGATGAGACCGTTTCTTCGCTCAGTAGTACGATGCTTCCCCCCCCCACTACTGAGCGCAAAGCTGATGACCCATTCGAGACCGCCAATGTCATACCAAGCGGAAACCTGGTCGCGCGCGTCCGGTCTGCTTTTCGTCTTGAAGACCTCTTCCGCGACTTGACCCCTAGCGGGCGCGGTTGGTACCTCACGCATTGCCCGCTTCATGATGATTCCTCTCCCTCGTTTTGGATTGATACGCAGAGGCAGGTTTGCGGCTGTTATGCCGGTTGCACTTCCCGACCTATGGACGTAATCAATCTGTACGCGCGGACGCAACACCTCTCGAATGACGAGGCCTTGAAGGAGCTTGCGAGACGTTTATGATCCCACCACTCATTCCTGATTGCGGACCCGAAACCCCATCGGAGCGGGTGTCTTTGATCACCTGGCACCTGGCGCACGGGGAAGGGTTGACGACGTGTGTCGTGGCGAGTTTGACTGGCCTGTCGTTGCGTGGCGCTCGCGAGCTGATGTATCGCATTTCCCGTGTTATTCCGATCTATATGGACAGTGACGGCGTGTGGCAGGTTTGCGCAATTCGGGAGCTGGAAACGGAACAGGAGGCGCAACGCGGCATGGTAGGGTAGAGGCATGGCGCTCACCAGACGGCAGACCGTTTTTATCGCAGAGTACCTCAATTGCTGGAACGCAAGTGAGGCAGCATGAACGGCAGTGATTTACCGTGATGTGCCATGGGTAAGCCGCTTTTCAGTACAGCTCAATTCCTAGCCGCTATTCCCAATAGCGGAGGGATTTTTACAATTATTGCACAACGTGTTGGCTGTGATCGACACACAGCAACGAGACGTATCGCTGAGAACCAAACGCTTAGACGTGCATGGGAAGATGAATGTGAGACAGTTGGGGATATTGCTGAAGACAAACTGATTGACGCTATCAAGGGGGGGGATTTGGGGGCGATCAAGTTCTACCTGTCTACTAAGGCCAAAAAAAGAGGTTATAGCGAACGAACGGAAGTCACTGGTAAGAACGGAGCCGCCAACACATTTACAGTTCAGATTGTGCGAGACGAGCCCGATACTCGGCAAGCGCAAACTGAGCTTCAACAGTTCCATGACAGCTAACACAGAGTGACGTTAGGTTGTCCAAGTCGTTGCTGTGGCCGTTGCGATAAGGATCAATGTGATGAACGTGCAAGGGTATTTCGTACTTTGAGAGGCTATCTTGTTCTGTGATTCCGCACAGTTGGCAGGTGTGATAGTCTCGCTCAAGGGCCGCTTGACGGGCGTTGTTCCAGTCCGAGCCGCGATAGCCCACAACACCGCCAACCCATCGGGGGTTAGCCTCACCCGAGATGTAAGTCGAATGAAAAGCGTTCTTGCACTCTCGGGAGCAAAAGAAGTCTTTGGTGCGCTTCAGGCGGCAACGATGCCGCCATGTTTCTTTCCCGCAATAGGCACATTGAAGAATAACACGCTGCTGTCGAGGTGTGTTGCCATACTGAGCAGCGCAGGAATGAGAACAAAAGCGTTGTTCGTCCTTGGCTTTACCGCCCTTTTGGGGTTGAAAGTCCTTACCGCACCATTCACAGGTTTTAGTGATGGTGCGTTTGCGGCAAGCAAATGAACAGTAATGCTTTTCGGCCCTTGCTATCTTGTAGGGCTTTTGGTGGAACTCTTTACCGCATCGAGCGCAAGTAACTGAAGGCATGTAGGAATGGTATCACAAAACGGGCCGAATGTCAAAGGAGCTTGTAAGCAAATCAAGCTGTTTGGTTCACAATACGATTTTGTAAACTGTCAGGATCGTTTTTCTGCTTTCGTTGGGGGTATTGGTTCTGGAAAGACCTTCACTGGGGCTGTCAAGTTGTTAGATTGTTTGAGTAAAACGCGTGGCTTGACGATGGCTGTTGCGCCTACTTATCCCATGATGCGTGATGCCAGTCTACGGGCTTTTTTGGAGGTCGGCGGCGAACTGATAAAGCAGTTTTACAAGGCAGAGATGCGCGTCGAGATGCTTGGAGGCGGAGAAGTTTTATTCCGCAGTGCGGATCAACCTGATCGTCTGCGTGGGGCTAATCTTTCGGCGGTTTGGCTAGATGAAGCAGCGATGATGCCTCCTGAAGTTTGGAACATTGTTATCGGGCGTTTGAGAGAGGCGGGCCGCGCTGGGCATTGCTGGATTACGACAACCCCTCGTGGTATCGACAATTGGGTTTTCGAGCGCAAGGATCAAATGACTCTGTTTGCGGCTCGAACCTTCGATAACCCGTACCTGTCAGACGAGTTCGTTCAAAGTCTGAAACAGTCGTACTCTTCCGAGTTTGCCAAGCAAGAGCTTGACGGACTGTTTATCAGTTTGCAGGGCAACGTGTTCAAGCGGGAGTGGTTCAAGGTTGTCGAATTCCCCGCGCCGGGCCTGCGTTGGGTGCGCTATTGGGATTTGGCCGCGAGTGTGAAGCAGAGCGCGGACTACACGGCCTCGGTTGCCTGCGCGCTCGCGCCTGACGGAACGCTCTACCTCAGGGACATGATCCGGGGCAAGTGGGAATGGCCGGATCAAGAGAAGATCATGCGTCAGACCCTCCTTACTGAGCGCGAGACGGTGCACGGGATAGAGAAGGCAATACATGGCCTCGCAGCTCTCCAGACCCTGTTGCGTGTTCCTGAGTTGGCGCGGGTGACCATTCGAGGCATTGACGTTGACCGGGACAAGCTGAGTCGCGCCCTACCCTTGAGCGCACGCGCGGAGCAAGGCAAGGTCTGCCTTGTGCGAGGGGAATGGGTGCCGGCATTCCTTGATGAATTGGCTGCGTTTTCTGGCGACGGTAAGACGCATGATGACCAGGTAGACAGCGCGAGCGGCGGGCTTGCAATGCTGGCAGACCCGGCGCGGTCGCGCAAGTTGGTGACGTACTAAAGGCGGTGATCATGTTTGAGGATGACAGGAAATGGGTTTTGGACAGCATTCGGGCGCGGCTGCTCGATTACTCCATTGCGAATGACTATTACGACGGCAGACACCGGTTGGCGTTCGCAACGGAAAAGTTCCGCAACGCGTTCGGCTCGCTGCTCAAGGCGTTCGCCGACAACTTGTGTCCCGTCGTTGTCGACACCCTTG